AAACTTCACAGATGTCTCTGAGACACATGAGGAGAGGTGAGCTATTTTCAATTAGATTAACCGTTTCTCGGGTTTCTTGAAAAACGAGAATCCAGCGAGGACGGTAGTAAATATCTTCCTTCATGAGAAATAGACAGATATCGACAATTTTTAGTATCAAATCTGAATTTTTATAAATTGAAGGAATTGAAGTTTTCAACTGTTTAGAAATAGTAATGAGTCTAGGATCGCCAAAAACATAGGCTGTATTCTTTCCGTAGACTCTTTTTATCCATTGATGAGAAACCGAAATAACTGTTCTTATTGCAGGATTCTTAAGGGACTTCTCAACTTGATCAGGATGTTGAACGGAATGCAAAAAAATGTTAACCATTTGGTACATATAATTTTTTTTATACTCCCCTCCTGCATCATTTCCAATATGAGCGTTAATCGATTTGTTTAGCGAATCACGTAGTATTTTGAGATCACCAGAAAAGTCATATTTAAATTTGGAATGTAATACTCCAATAGAATTTATAATCTTCTTTTTTATAATATCCTGAAAATAAATTCCAATTGGGTGATGGTAGCAATTATACGTGAAACTGTTTCTACTTAGATTGCCTATTGACATGGGATGCTCTTGTGTTTCTGCATCCCAAATTGTACCATCACTCAACTGGATAAGGGCTGACATCAGACCTCGTTAAGGTACGTGCATATAGGCGTTACGCCAATCCCCGTATCCAAAGGCAAACCGAGTCTTGACACCGTAGAGATATTCATCTCTGTTGAATCCGTTTTCGGAGTTGCCTTCGAGTGCAGTGAATTCAGCTTCTTTCCTGTTCTGGAAGATGAGCGGCTTCATTACACTGTCTGTTTTTGCAAGGATCCAAGAGTCGGTATCCGAGAAATACGGCGTGACGAGAAGTTTATAACGTCCCTGGTTTACGTTTATGTTTCCTGATGCATCCACGGTTGGTGATTTAGTGAGCTGCAATGCAAGATCTTCGAGTTCAGGAGGGACAATGATTGTATCGGGAACAATTTTTAGTTTGTTTCCTCGGTCATCCCTGAACCCCATCATGGCTGCTCTTGTAGCAGAAAGGCTTGCTTGAGATAGCGCGGAGTTTCCGAGGTTGCTTTGATCAGTTGTGTAGTAAGTTCCTTCTTTGTGGTGAGCATCGAAGAATTCATTTCCATCGTAGCAGAGACCGTAAGTAGACTGATCTCCCTCTGTTATGAATGTGAAACAGACTTCCTCTTTGTACATTCTCACAACTTCAGCAAGGCGCTGAACCTGAAGAGCAATCTGTCCATACTGGTCATCCTCGATTGCATCTACATTGATTGAAATGGTACTTTCGTATTTTTTGTTGCTGATTGAGAATGCGTTTTCCTGGAATCCAGTTGGCTGTCTTTCATCCTTAAATTCCCTCATTGAAGGATTCGCACCAAGGAAACCGTATTTCTCAAGGGCTTTAGTGGATTTCACCTGGGTACACAGTTGCATCCAAGAATTATCAACTGGTCTATTGTATTCGTTTTTGAATACTATAGAAAGGGCTTCCCCTATCATATTAGGGAAATCAGATGAGTAGAGCGTTGCCATTAGCAATACCCCCCAATGTCAATGAATATCATACTCGCTGTGTCATACCTAACAGCACGTCCAACTGCCGTACTATCTCCCGCAGTAGCTTTTACGGTTTGGTCGTCTGTGGCATAGAGGACATCACCACATGTTCCTGCTCCCGCTCCTGACAAATTCATTTCAAATATACCGTCCCGGCGTATAGCAATTTCAACTGCTCCCGCGGTTGTCCCTACTCCGCCTTCAAGGGCAATGCCTGCAAAAACGTTTCCAGATGCATCTGTCATGGGAGTTAGATTACCTGAAGAATCGTACATCACCATTGTATCTTTGTAAATCGTGGTTGAAGCCGCAATCCCTTTTTTGACTACGTTCCCGTCCATTCTTTTCGCGTCTCTGTCTGCTGAAGCTGCGGTCATCTTCAGGCCCCCATCTGTTCACGTTTCAGGTTTAATTTTGCCATTATGAGCTTACCTTCGTCAGAATCCCAATATGATGCAGACTTCTGCTGAGAGAACTGCTGTCCCTGCTCTTTTCCCCCTTTCTCAAGGAAGACATTCTGTTTTGCATAGACGCCCATTACACGACGAGTAAACTGAACAGGAGAAGCCTTGAAATCATTCATCAGATTTTCTTCCCAGTTTTCACCAGCTTTTAGACCGTCTGGCATATTGGGGTCATTGATTAGACTCTTGACTTCTCTGTCGTATGTTTCCTGTTTCTCGCGTTCAATACGCTCTGTAAACTGAGCATGTGCTTCTCTCTCTGCTTTGAGTTCCGTCTCCTTAGCTTCGAGCTGTGCTTTCAGATCTTCAGAATTCTTTTTGAATTCGGAGAACTGTACAGCCATTTCTTTGATTTCCTTGATCTGGGCTGCAAGAGCCGGATCAACGACCGGCTTTTCTATAACTGTTGGTTCTGTCATAGGCTGTCCTATATTTTGAGTGAAATTATCGTGATTTTGAAGAGGCTCCGCCTCTCTTGGCCTTGAATTCAATATTTTAGTTCCTGGGTCTCCAGGTACTGCCATTCCGCCAGGAGTCTCTGGAAAAACTAGCAAATTCTGAAATTTTATTTTGATTATGTTTCCTGCTTCGTCTCTTGTAAGTCCGAGCGACGGACTCACTGAAAGTTTACCTTCTTGTATCAGTTGTTCAATGTCCGGGTCTGGATCGAAAGCAAGTGTAGCGCACGCTGTGGGATGTCCGATAGAATCTATTCTAGCGTCTGTTAGATATCCTGCAAAGCGTCCGCCTACGTCACGTACTGCCTGTTCTGGGTTTGCATCATAGTGATCATAATCTGGGTGTATACCGGATGTGAAAATGATCTTTGCGTCGTTAACAGTATCAAGAGCTGCTTCATACACGTCCTTAGGAAAGAAAATAGGATAGAAGTTCTCGTCATAACCAAGATGCCGGTCAAGTGTCTGAATAATAGCATCATGATTATTTTGAGAAAAATTAAGGATCTGCGAAGCACCATACCAATGTTGTTCAGACATAGTTCCCTAAAATTATTCGAATGACATAATTTAACTTGATTAAAATAATATTAGTGAACTACTTAAATATATACTTTATTATACAAATAGATTTATATACAATGGATAATAATTATTGTATAATACATATTATATAACTTTCAAGAGGGCACATGAAAACAGTGAAAACAGTACCTGTAGCAATGGACGCAACGTTAAAAGACAAGCTAGACGAGTACAACTTTAGAAATAGAGGTAATCCCGTGGAAAAGATTAATTTTTCAGAGGTTTCTAGGGAAGCGTTGAAGGTTGCTTTAAAAAATAAGGGAGTTGAAGTTTAAGATATAATGTTATACTGTTATTCTATTTTTTCATATTGTATCCCATGATCACCATCATATGGTTTTTTATGATCATTTTTCCCTAACCATATTTCATCAGGTATCCCATCCGGGAAGGCAGTGCATACATTTCCTTGAGGTTTGGGTTTAGATTCGTTGAAATTCCAATTTTTGCAGTATGAACATACTGAACTGATTGTATAATCTAATTCCGAATCATCTATTTGGTTCATTTAACCACGTTCCGTATATTTAGATATTCTATCTCTGGGATGTTTTTCGACACTCCTACCCACGCGAAGTGATGTACTAAATAATCAGCGTGATCTTCTGTGATTTCACCTCTTTGTAGGCGCGGGATGTATTCACGAAGTGATTTATTATATTGTTTTTCATATTCTGATGATATTTTATCGTTCCATAACTTTGCATTAAAATTACTCCCGTCGTTTACCCTCATTATATATGTTCTTTTTTCTGCGGCGACCCTTATTTCTTTCATATTGCTATAACATGCTAATTCCACATCAGCCGAAGAGAAAGATGTCCCACGGGGGTGGTTATGTGTTAATATATTATTCTTGAAAAGTTTAACTTCGTCGGGCGTAAACTGTATTTTGTTTTTAGTGCCTTCCTTTTCAAGTAGAATTTTACCGTTTTTATCAAACAAAATACCCTTTTCTGTTGTTCTACCCAATAGCGCCAGTTCTTTATCTTTGATGAGCTTTTCAACTTCTTCGCGTGTAAGGGTGGGTTCCTTTATTGGTTCTTTTTTAGACTTTTCTTTCGGTTTGGTTTCGATTGGTTTCTTTATAGTAGGCGTTTTAGGCTCTTTTATTGGAGTTGTTATTTTAATTGGATCTGAAACGATTGCATCATCTGGCATTGGTGCAAGATCACAAGTGCAGTTTCCGGACCAAACACATTTGCTGTTTCTTCTGGTATAGATGGTGTGATACTTTTCAAGTTCCACGCAGCATACTAACCCACTGTATTCTTCTGTTGAAATTTGAACATCGTCCACATATTGAGGTAATTCTACCAAAGGACGAGGTATTATTAAAAAACCAGACATGGACGTTACGCATTCAGCGTCTTTAAATATCCACTCCTTGTTTTCTCTTATAAACATTTGATGATCTGGAGTGACAATGAGATCTACATCGTCTGACTTAAAGCGAAACATGGCTCCTGAATAATCGTATTGATACACATTTTTTATTTTTACATAACCAGTTTCGAATGTATCAGGATCAAGGGAAAGGCAATATTCACCTACTATACAATCCTTTATGAATTTGAAACCATCTGCTGTTTCAACTTCCGTATCTGGTGTAAAACACCTTGGATGCACAGGCTGAGAATACGGCAATCCGTCCCATGTAAAAACATTACCACCGAGAGGCGCACACCTACTACATGGCCTCTTCCCAAGTAACCATTTTACTTTTTTAACCCCTTGTTTTTTATACCTATTGTCCCTTCCGTTTGCTTGAACGTATGCTGTTTCCGTTCTTGCTAATGTTTCGGCGTATGATCTCGATGTATCAAAGTGTTTTTGTAGTTCTGTAGTTACAACATTGGGACTTTTACCTTGTATAATCCCTTTAGAAATGATATCAAAAAGAGCTTGACGTTCTGCCAAAGTACGGTCTCTTAACCAGTAAACCTTCTCTCCCTGGATTACGGTATATCCAGCATCAATTTGTTTCTTATATTCTTTTACAAATTCATATACATCGTCTTCAATTTCATCTGTAATGAATTCTTTTTCAAGTCGCTCATATGCGATTTTATTTCCTATAATATATCCTTTCGAGGCTCCCGCGACTAAAACATTATTCATAGATGATTCATAATCTAGGATGGCTGCAACTACTATTGTTGTTAGTTCTTCGGGTAGTTGATTGTCTGGATCGTAGTCTGACGGATCGAGTTCTGGAATTGTCATTGAACCCCCACCATATACACAATAATCAATGACAACGTGAGTACAAGAAATGAAATAAAAACAACCAATGACATTTTAAGAAATATATTAAAAGCATCGAATATCGTAATTGTTTTGAAGTAAACATTTTGGTAAAATTTATCATTATCTGTTTCGATGTTTCCTAATATTAATTTAGATATACTTATTGGAGTGATGAGATATATCGAAGCACCCCTTGTTTGTATAATTTTATTATTATATATTTTAAAATACGGAATTGAAAATGTGTAATATGGGATGTTCATTGATATCCATCCTGCATTGAACTATTATTTACTATCTCGATTGGTTCAGGGCATGAAATTGTAAAATTAGGATCGTCTATATTTACTAATTTTCCATTTTCACGGATGAATTTGTTTCCTGGTTCTTTTGAAGGAAGCCCGGTTCCAACTCTCGGAGGATTTGACACATTTATGTCTCGTTTTGCTTGATGGCATTGTATCTTACATGCTATTTCTTTAGTGCGTTGATAGTTACTATTCAATTCATCTGCTTTTCTCTTCGCCTTTTCAACTGCTTTTAGTACATTTGATTCAAACGTGATACCAAACAACCTTTCTATGAAGTTCGGTTTATTAGCTCTCCAATAATAGCCACTTAGTTCAATCAATCCACTTACTAAAGTCACGGAAACATGGTTTTCAAAAGGAGTTATATCAACTTCTATTTTATTTCTCATACTCCAAACTCCAAAAACATCATCCAGTTCGCATTCTCAAAAGGAATCCCATACCTCATTCTGTCGCCGAATCCTCTATGCTCAATCCAGAGATTATCCTTAGAAATCCGTTTCATAATCAGGACTCGTTCAATGTCTATTTTCCTAATTTGTTCATCAAGTGACGGAGTGTAACCCAACGGCAGTGAAATAAGCACCCTCTTTCCAAGTTCTTTCAGCTTTTCAATTGAGTCGAGTAGTCTATCAGATGTTCGAAGTGTGGAAACTGAAATTACGAGATCATACTGTTTTTTAGGTTGATACTCAAACAAATCTTTGCAAACCGCGTCTTTTAATGTTGTATCAATTACTTTATGCATTAATTCCGGATAATATGGCTTTAATACGTTTCCAACTTCTAGAACACGTTTGCAATTTAATACTTCATCTTTAAAAATAGGGAGTTCTATCGTCCTTTCATTTGCATAGACTTCCCCTTCTCTAAAGTATTCATACTTGTATTGTCTTCCATCAAACCAGAACACGTTCATGCCTCCATAGAGGACATTACGCCTTCAGTAATGCTCTTCGCAAGTTTGTCTATAGCTGAATCCATCCTATCCTTCATCTCGGAGGCTACCGGATCCATCTCTTCTGTGAATTGATGATGTGTGAATTGAGCGGTCTCTCTAACTACCCTATTCGAGTAATACTTGTCAATCTCTGCCCACGTCACTTTATCCGCCGGTTCTAATCCGGCACATGCTCTTAGTTCATCTTTCAATGCTACACCCCATTTCCACGCAAAATCACCTTGTTTTAATTTTAGTTCGGATTTGTCTTCTTCCCATAGTTGAATAGATAGTTTTACAGTCCATCCTTCTGGATATCCATTAAGAACAAAATATTGATTTAACAACTGTTCGAATGGAGCTAGTAACCATGTATGGCGTCCCTTGATTGCCTGAAGTAACAATTGAAATTCAGGAATGGCGGATCCGCCTATTAGTGTCCCATTCTTCGAGATCTGATTTGAAATTGAGAAATAGTCGTCAATTATGGCTTTAAGAGTGGCTTCAGTTGCAAGGTTATCCTTCTTAGGATCGAATGGGACATTCTGAATCTCCATATTGTCACGGAGGACATACGAATTATCCTTCGATGTGTCCTTAATGATCATCCTAGCAAATGTTTCATCCGATATACCATCACAATCTGGATGATCCGCATCTCTCGGATTTATTATTTTTACAAAGAAAATAGGCGCGCCTGCCCTTGAAATTACCTGCATCTCGGTATTGAGAACGTACTTGATCATCTCAATTGTAGATACAAGAGGTATTAAATCCGAATCACCTGCTAGACCCTCGTCCTTCGGATCTTTAACAATCATTATATTGTCAATTAGTTCAGTATCCGATGTTGTAGCATTCTTTCTTTGCCAGTATTCAGGTGTGCCATCTGCACCTAAAATTACACCTTGGAGTACAGGAGACCACGTTTCATAAGATGATCTTTCAGAAGGAGCCGTATCAAAAGACCACGCTGGAAAATGTCTTAATTTTTGGAGGTAAACTCTTCCTCCCTTCCGGACCCACACGGGATTATAAGCTCCCATTCCATACACAAAAGAATCTCTATCGCCTTGTATAATTCTATCTGAAAACATTACATCCGGTGCATCACACATATTTTGCATGATTTTAGTTTCATCGGGTGCAAGTTTTTGTTTTGGGTCATAGACTTCGATTCTAGGTTTTTCAGGAAAGTATGTAATTGATCGTTTCTCTAGTTTAGATACTATATACGGGGTTTGAAGTAGTTCCTTGAGTTTATTGACATCTATTTTGGGACTTTTATACACGTTTCCGGTGGCTGAAGAAATGTAAATTGTACCTTGTTCTTTACCGGATCCTCTTGAGAGTGGTGTTGTTTTAGTCTCTGCAAATTGTTGAGCAATGATTTCGCTCTCGGATTTTCCTTGTTCTGAGCTTAATTTTTTTATTTTTGATTTTGTGTCACGTTGTACACGAGTTGTTACAGTGTCGGAAGTCATATATAATTTAATATAGTTACTTTAATATTTAAATTCTTTTATAGATTTAGAATTATATACATTGCTATTTAATAACATTGAATTAATTATACTGCTATAAACGATTAATGGAGTAACACATGCTAAAACAAAAATTTAGACGTGGAAATCTTGTATATATAAAAGACGATTTATGCAATGCAATAATATTAGGGAGCTATGATAATTTCTTTGGAACTGGTGATATATTTCAATATACTGTAATGATTCAAGAGTCTGGTAACAAATGCGCGTGGTATGATGACTCACAGTTGGTTCTAGTTGACGAAGGTGGAGAATATTTGATAGAGCAAGCTATTGAGAATCGAATCAAAACTGAAGCTAAAAACATTCTTTTAAACGAAGATTTGAATCAATTATCACAAGAAAAAATAGTTACTCTGTTGAGATTCATTGGATTTGATTATTCAATAGGTAATAATTACTTCGGGATATGGGAAAAAATACTTCCATTGTTTGATGAAATTTACAAGACGAAAGATCCTAAACTATTGAAAGATGTATATCCAGATTATGATATAGAAGGAGTATGGAACATATTTCATTTAATGGAAACATAGAAGAAATAGGGAAAAGATCGATGAGTAATATGAAGTTGATATAATCATGGGATTTGATCTATACATATCAATCGAAGAAAAACAAAACGGAACATGGAAGAAAATTAATACAATCACTAATGTAGCAACAAGCCTATCAAAAATTAATAATTTGGAAAGTATTGCTACGACAATGGGATATGATGGCATCCCAAGTGATCTAACAGAAGAAACATTGAAATCTATGGAAAATTTAGATGTTTTGGAAAATGAAGGATGGATTGATTTAGGAGATATTAGAATTATATATTGGTATATATTTTAAATAATCACTTTTTTTGATCCCCATTCAACCGTCTACTTATGGTAGACTGCGACACACCAAACGCATTTCCTATTTCCTGTTGAGACGTTCCGTATTCACGTATCGTATTTACTAGATATTCAGGTATATTCTTTTTGTTCATATGGAGTAATTATATTTTTAAATATATAATTTTTATTACATACTTGGAATTCCTGATGTTTCCCATTGTGGTCTTGCGTGTTTTGTTTGAGTGTATGGAGTACGTGGTGCTTTTCCACCAAATGGTTTTTCAATTATCACTTCTACTGCCATCGAAACTATGTCTACATAGTCATCATGTGCAGCATTCGGAAAGCCAAGCAGTTCAGCTTCAAAGTCGTTTTTACCTGGTAAATTGTCTAAGAAGTATACTGTTCCTGTAGATATCCGAGTTGCAGCCGGAATAAACCTTGAAACTTTGTCTACATCTTCCTCGATCTTGTCAACAGGTAGTCCTTTATCTTTGAGAGTTTGGAATAGTCCTATACCTAGACCTTTAGTTCCTACCCATTGGGTGCGCGGTCTCCAGTTCTTATACTGCTGTTCAAAAAGCTCTACTTGTCTAGGCTGTTCTAATCTGGTATGTATCAAATCTAGTAGAGCAAGATCATTTTGGGGGGTTTGAGCCCACGTTCCCAGAGTAAAATAGTCTGCTGTTGTTTTAGTACTCGCTGCTGGATCACATGTTTGAAATATTCTGCATTGAGAAAGAAGGTGTATTTTGTTTTCTTCGAGTGATAGAATGCCATTTGATAACGTACAGTATTTAAATTGTTCTTTTTTAACTAGGTTACCTGATATCGCGGATGGTCTTTGTTGGTAGAGAGAGAGCCATTCATAGACTGTTAGAGAGGCTTTTGTACTCATCAGGTCATCCAATGGGAATTCAGATGACCATAGAGCTTGACCAGGAGCAGTTCTTAAATCATATGGTTCTATTTCATCTTCTGATATTGCAGGTAGATTTATAATTTCCCATTGATCTGCATTTGGATCTGTCTTAGATAATTCCAATAGCTTTCCAGATAGATCATGTTCGTGCCAACGAGTGGCGATTACAAGAATCGATGCGTCTTTTTGTCTTCGGGTCCTGAACGTAGAGGAATACCAATCGAATACTTTTTGTCTTATGGTTGGACTCTCTGCGTCCGCTCTACTACGAAATGGATCATCTACTATTAGAACATCGCCTCCCATTCCTGTTATGCTCCCCCCAACTCCAGCACTTCTATAAACTCCTTTGTGGTTTACTATTTCAAAAATGTCTGAATTTCTTAGATAAGTTCCTGAAACCGTTCGAATATTTGAAGTGTTGAGAGTTGTTTCAGGAAATAGTTCAGCGTATTCAGGGCTTTCGATTATCCTCTGGATATCTCTGTTAATGAGAGAGGCTAGGTCTGAACCATAAGAACAAGCTATGATTCTACAATTTGGATTTATCCCAAGAAGAAAAGCAGGAAAACGTCTAGAAACAGCTTCCGTCTTGCCGTGACGTGGCGGAGCTGCAATAATTAACCTTTTGTTCTTTCCGGTTATAAACTCGTCTAATTTTTTACAGATCAATTCATGATGCCAGTTGACCCTGTATTCAGGCATCGTAAAACGAGTAAAATCAAGAAGATTACTTCGGGCTTTCCTTCTGAGCAGAAGCCTGTTTGCGGCTTCTTTCTTATTTATAGCACTCATTTATGAATCTCTTGATACACGCAATGATTTTCACTCACTGTTTATTATAGCCATCAATTGCTCATCCGTTAATGTGGTTATATCAGTTATTTTCAATGAGTTCATGTTATTGATCTGGACATTTGGATTATTTGCGAGCTTCCCTATCCGCTTATCAAGACTGTCAAGAGCTATATTAGCTTCCTTAAATGCTAAAACTCTATCACGGTCTTCTATAGCCTTACTCGCCAGCTCTAACAACCCTTTAATTACAGTTTCTCTATTTTCGATGGTCGATATCTCGGCTTCTGTAATTTTACTTGCAAGCTTGGCTTTCTTTTCAATGGTTTCAGCTATCGTCTTTTCATCGGTTTTTAAAAATTTAAAGACGATGTCTTTAGTAATACGGCTCCCGCTCTCACTAGACAATGTTTTGGCAATTGATACCAAAGACTCATCGGGATTTTGTGATAATGCTCTTGCTCTTGATTCTAAACCAAGCCTAACTATAATAGATTGTTTGGACATAAGACGATGAAAGACGATGTTTATAATTAAATACATCTATAAAAATATAAACTTATCTTATGAACGATATGTTAAGAATTATGATCCAGTTTTGGGGGTAGTGTGATATCAATATATGTTGATATTAATGTGAATTAAATGGTATGGTCACTGGATAGAAATCTATATATTCACGGAGTGCGTTTTATGACTAACCAAATGGGTGCAATTGATGTTTTGATGGTTACCTACGGAGCTGGCCGGCTCCTGGGTTTCCAAATTAAAAATATTTTCCATATGCTTTTTTTAATTATTGTTTTACGATATACATCTTTATTTTTCATCACTTGTGTTATACAGTATCATGTGATCCATTTTCTAGGTTTGTATTTTCAAGTGGATTATTTTTTTGTTAGACTGCCAAACTCCCCAACTATATAACCTCTCTAACATTCTACTACCAAACTAAAATTATATCAATGATATACAACTTATAATATACAATATGAAAAATAAATCTACCCTTATAATAGCCCTCCTCCTTCTTTTTTCAATCGCCTCTGTGGGGAGTGCTGCGTGCAACACTTGCAAAACATGTACAACAACCTGTAAGAATTGTACACAATGCGAAAACGTGACTATCAACGGACTAGATGTCAATACGGCTACTTCTGGAAAACTATATTTCACTGCTGATATCACAGGAGATGTCAAGGCAATCCAGTTTATCACATGTGATTCAAAAGGAAAGAAGGTTTGTTCCTGTCAGGTGTCACAGGCAAACATAAAAGCAGGGAAGTACACTTGTGTATGTTATGTTCCAAAGGGAAATGCTACATACACTGTCAAGATGTGTGTAACAGGAGCTGATAAATGCTGTGTTAATTATAATAAGACTGTTACAATAGGAACCACTGCCCAATCATGTACTCCCTCATTTACATGGACTAAGAAGTCGTGCTGCTCTGCTAGGTGTACTGTGCAATTCACTGACACTTCAACTGGAAATCCCACATCGTGGAAATGGGACATTAACAGTGACGGTAAAGTGGATTCATACTCAAAGAATCCTAGGTTCTCGATGAAGAAGGGGACTTATAAGGCTTGTTTGAAGGTTTATGGTTGTGGATCTTGGAAGTCAGTTTGTAAGACAATTACAATCTGATTATTATTTTTTGATAGTTATTATCAGTTAACTATAAATACTATTACGTTGTATATAGTAAATGCAGTAAGATAGAACGAGTTAACAAGGAGAAACAAGATATGGATCGCAGAATTTACCAACTTACACCACAAGACATGAAAAAAATAAGACACACACAAGAAGATATCCCCGAGATGCTTGAAAAATTTGATGTTGAGAACAAGTCAAAACTCGGCAAGAAGTTTGCAATTAAAAAGAGAGACTTTGCAGCTTCGCTTCTCGGGGGAACGAGGGAGTATGTTCTTGGATGTGGGCAGGGCAGACTTGATAAATATCTTGGTCTTGAATATGCTGAGAGAACCGATGATTCGGCATACAACTCTGGTTATTTCAATGGGTACAGCCAAAACATACACGGCTGGATTAAAGACGCAAAAGAAAAAAACCCAAATTTTAAAGATATTTAAGAGGTTTTGATTATGCAATTGTTGAAATGTTTTTCAAATGGCACATGGGACATAGTAGAAGCTGATGAGGAATTTTTTTATATCCAAGAAATATTAAAACGCGAATCATGGCTCGCTGTGAGACTTGGTCGAGCACAATTGAAAACAAAAGAAGACGTACTCGATTATCTGAAAACTGGTAAGTCATTGAATTGGGACGACGAATGGTATGCTAAAATAAAAATGGATGTTTCCGAGCAACTACCTCAAGAAGAAATGGTAAAATGTGATTGTGGCCATACTGTAGAGAAATGTTCTGTAATGAGTACGAGTTCGGGATCAAGTTGTCCAGATTGTTATGATAGAATGAGTATGTGAAGGCGGGGCTTAATACATGACAAAACAGAACACATGTCCTGTCTGCAATACACTATTCACAGTACCGCCAACACGACCAAATCAAAAATACTGTTCGATTCCGTGTTCTGTATTAGGCAGGAAACTAATAAAAGAAGACAGTGCAGCAGATAGAGTAGATGTATTCATTGAACGTCTTCCAGACATGAAAATCTATGATGTTTTAGATGGCAAATTGAGGTCCGAGTCAGCCACTGATAATTATATTAATGCGAAGGGAGTTAGGTCATGGCAGGGAAAGAAGTTCCTTGTTTTAGTGGTTGATTAATTTTTTTTGTATGGATGTTTATCAGTTAATTATTTATAGTTTGAAGTTGTATATAGTAATTGTACTAGGTTAGTACAAAAAGGAGTTTCTTACCATGACCACTAAAATCGCAACCAAGAACCATTTTGTCCTATGTAGATGGGACAATGTACTGAGACACAAATCAGTTCCTCTTCTGCGGAATAAAGCCATTGCAATGACTAACGAAGCAATGAAAGCATCTGATGTTCGTACCATCCTCAAAGAGAAGATGGATGAAATTCAAAATAAAGAACACTGGAAGAATCCAGCTTCCATTCTCGTAAACAATAAACCGGATGCAATCATCACGGCAGCAGCTTTTATCTTTTATCATGGTGGCGTTGAAATAACCGCCGACAACGAAGGTAAAACATGGGGAATCTATTCAAAGGGTTATTATCACTATTGCGGATAATCCCTTTTTATTTTATCAGTTAACTTTAAATAGTTTAAAGTCGTATATGGTAAATGCAGTAAGATAAGAGGTTGAGACAAATGATCCTAATATTCACAAACAATGAAATGGTATGTACAAGAAAGAACGACATGGAAAGCACAATAAACTACTGTGTAAAAATGGACAAACTTGAAATCCCTTACCACGTTGAGTTCTGGTGATTCAAATGATTCCAACTCTTTTTTGGAAAGATCTTATGACCACTCCCCTGAATCAAAGAGTACAACTCGCAAACAAATATTGTCTCAATATGGATGAGAGGATGGAAGCAGGAAAGATAATAAACGAAGGAAAGATAACAGACGCGTTTCTTCAGTCTGTAATTCAGGAATGCAAGCACGCCGGCCTTTGTGGGGCTAGCATGGTTCTAGAAAAATACAATGTTTCAGAAGAAGATCAAGAAGCTATAAAAAAAGAATTAATTGAGTGGTCCTTTCGGGGAGAAGAACTGAATGGAACACTTTTTGCGAAAAGACTTAACAGTTTTTAATATCCTTTAGTAGCCCTTCTTTTTTCGTTTTCTTTTACAATACATTCAATTAATTCATTTGTATTTACGGAATTCGTTAACCAAAACGGACACATAGACTTATCTTCATCGTTTCCTTCGCATTCTACTCTACGCATATATGATATTCCACATGCATTAGTTTCAAGAAGTTTATTGTAAATTGCAAACTTGCATTTTGACATAGCAATCCTCTGTAAATTGTATAATTTTCCTCCATTAATTTAATATTATATTATTAATATACTACTATTGGAATGATAGAATCCATTTTAATTAATCTAAAATTATATTTCCTCGATTTTTACTCAAATCCAATACCATACATTCACACTTTTTTGGAGAGCTCCATGAAGATAGGATCTTTTTCTTATATACTCATCTTAGCCGGCATCTGCCTCCTGCTCATCGGCGTACACAGCGCACTCACTGCAAAAACTGACGTAACCGCAATGAATACCACGGAAATAAAAGAGATTAGAACAGAGTCACTGAATGAGAATAAAACGCATCTAAATGAAACAATTGTAAAAACGAATCCTGTATATAATCCATCTAAAACTAACAAATCAAATGAGACAACGGAGCCGGATTTTGAGGAAATTTCCGATTCCGGACCTACAGCATATGAGCTTGCACAACAGAAACAAGATGAAGAAGATGCTCAGAAAGATGAGAGAGAAACAAATGATATTAGTTTAGAAAGCGAATCACCGGGAAATGAAAACGAGGAAGTATCAGAAGACATTAATGAAGTTAAAAACACTATAAAAATTGAAAGGAAGATAAATAAATATGGTTACTTTAAGGAGAAAAAGTCATTTCTAACTACAGGATATTATAAAATAGAATCAGATGGTGATGGAAATTTAAAATTAGGAAAGAGTAACGGGAAGAAGACTTTTATTGTTATTCCCGTAGATTCATAACATTCCTCTTAATTTCATCCAAACATCTTTTAAAAACTGCTTTTTTTCAGGAGGATTACCATAAAGCCAGTATCTCTCTATTAGATACGTTTCAGCTCCTTCTGGACCTCCCCAATGAGCAAACTTTTCACCATCGTGTGTTTGATAATATCCATTTCTACCACCACAATTTTTCCAGTGGTCATATATACTACCTATCAAAATATCTCCAACATAATAGTCTGTTTTATTCCCACCGCCTGGTTTTCTTTCAAATGCCCATCTATCTCTACCGGTTCCTTCTGGAATTGGATAGTTGGCTACCCTTTGTTTATGCCTTCCGCGTTCGCCTGGATAAAATAGTTCATCTATGTCTTCATAGCTTCCTCCTCTATCGAGGACATCTTTTATTTGGGATGTAGATGGTGTATTCGGCAGCTCGCAATCACTGTTCGTTTTGTTGAATTTCATGTTTCCTAACATTAAAGCGAAGATTCCTTCTTCTATCATTTATTCCCTCC